TCACCCGATTCTGATCCCGATACTAGCCAGAAGATACCCTATCGCGCCCGTAATGAGAGCTGCCACGACCGTCTCCCACCGCTTGGACGGCTTCTCTTTCAAGGCGTTCAGGTCGGCCGACATTGAGGACAGCCGGTCGATGATATTGCCATACTGTGTGGTAACCGTGGCCATACCACGTTCCAGCTCACCCAGCCGATCATAGATTTTTTCGCGCGCAAGTGAGCTATGCTGCTTCTGTGCCTCTAACGCCCGCTCCAGTGCCTCCACGCGGGCGATGGACACACAATTTACCCCATTGATAGGGCAATCGTTTTCGGGCATACTCAGCCCTCCCTGTCGTCCTTTGGCTTGTGGTAGGTGAGGGCCTGTGCGCTATCCCCCAGCCCTTTAGTGGTTGGGTCGGTGGTAACACCCACCAGGGCCAGCACGCCAAATACGGCCGTGACCAGGGCAGTGAGCGCCTGCTGCCAGCTCCCGGCCTCGGCGGTGATGTCCACCCCAAAGAGCTGTGCCATACCCACCGCAAACGCGCCGAGCACGCCGATGAGCCCCGTCCAGAACGCGGGGCTCTTCAGTCTGACTTTCCAGTTGATCATGTCATGTACCTTCCTTTCTCAAAGCGAGGCCGCCCACTTGATGATGAGTGCCTGCACGTTTGCGGCGGAGTATACCCCGCCCTTCCAGTAATCCGGGCTGTTAATAAGCCCAGCGGCAGCCAGCTTGTCCACAGCGGCACCCAGTTCGGACACACCGGCCGTCTTTCCCCGGCACAGAGCCAAGAAGCCCTCCCAGGCCCCGGTGGTGGCCCGGATGGTCTTGGGGCAGTCCTTGCCGTTCCAGTGGGCATGCTGCACCACTCGGTCGATGGGGATACCGTGCTCCTCCATGAGCTGGCGCACCAGGCTGGCGGCATTGGCCTGAGCCTGGGCAAAATCGCCCCCGGCGTTGACGCAGATCTCGATGCCGATGCTGGTGGCGTTGCCCGGCCCGTCCTTGCCGTCCCCGGCATGGTAGGCCGTCTCGTAGTCGGGCAGGTGCTGGACAATGGCGTGGTCGTCCACGGTGTAGTGCCAGCTCACCAGAGCATCCTCCCCGGCGGCGCTGTCCAGATAGGCCCCGTGGGCCGCGGCGTCAGCGCCCTTAGCCGTGTTGCCGGTCTCATGGATGGTGATGTAGGTGTCCGGGTTGGTGTCCCTGCCCGGCCGGTTTTTACGCCCATCGGAGATGATATGCTCCTGGATGGCGAGGCCCGTGTCAGTGGCCCTCTGAGGGCCCTCCACGGCCTCCAGATAGGCCAGGGACACCCAGCCCTTGGTCGTCCTGCCCCAGCCGTCCCGGACCTCCAGCACGTCCACCACCGTGCCCATGGGGTACGCCCCCACCTTGCCGTAACTGGTGCCGGGGCCGCTTCGGATGTTGACGCCGATGCTGGGCGTCACTTTGTACTTGCCCATACTCTCCTCCTTGTCCGGCGGTGCCTGCCCCGCCTGCTTGAGATACACGCAAATCCAGTTGTGCACCTTGCGGCTGGCGGTGATGCGCTCTCCGCCAAAGTCGCACTGGCTGGAGCCGCCCCCATCCAGCATAACGGCGGAGGCCCAGCCCAGCCCGGCCAGCTCGTCCCGCAGAGTTTCCGGCGTGGCTGCGTCTCCGGTCCCATCGCCAGAGCAATAGAGGGCCAGACTGCCACCACGCAGGCCAATGGCGCTGCGCCCCCTCTTGCCTCCCTGGGCTGATCCGTAGGAGGGCTTATCCACCGGCTTACCGGAGGTAACGAGGGCGGTCACAGCGATAAAGTTGGCCGCTCCCCTGTACTCGGATGTCATGCGGATGTCCGGGCCCTTGTCCCAGGCGTAGCCCATCGGACGCCAGGGCGTGCCGGAGAGCATCACCCCGCCCACCTTGAGCAGCGGGCAGGCCGAGCCGTCTGGGTTCCACATGCCGCCATTGAGCACGTAATGGGCCTTTGTTTCAGCCTTGACCTGAGAGAGCGTCTTGCGGCAGTTGGTGACTCTCAGCTCAATCCGCTCCACGGACGAGAGCGGGACATATGTAATGATCTTACTCATTTGATTCACATCCTTTTATCCAGCGATCCCGCTGTTGATTACTGTTCCGGGGCCAGTAGCCCGGCCAGCTCCTGGTACTCCTCCGGGGTGAGCCGGTCGGCGGCGAGATAGACATCCATCTTGTCCTGGAGGCCGTCGGTGCGGCCCCGGTCAATAAGCAGCTTGCAGAGATTAAATACCGTGTTCATGTCCTTCCCCTTCCTCAAACAGCATTGGTGGTGATTTCCAACATACAAAGTCGTTCCTCGTGCTCGGACAGCATGTCCAGAGTGATGTCCTCTGCGAGGGGCGGCTGGGGTTCCGGCTCCGGCTCTGGAGGCCGCTCAGTAGGCGTGATGCCCACCAGCTTGTCCCCCTGGATGTCCAGGTCACACCAGCCATAGGTCGCCCACACCGCGTCATGGAGGTGGGCGGGCACCTCTATGTAGCCATCCAGCCAGCAGGCGCGCCGCCCGCTCTGGCTCTGGATCGGGTGCTGTCCGGTCTCCAGAGGTTTTATTTGGATAATAGTCATATTAAATTCACCCCTTATCTTTACAATATGGCGTAGTAGTGATATATAGTTCCAGATTTATTAAGCTGCACACTTGCCGCACTAGACGGGGTAAGGTCATAATACCAACTAAAAGTTTTCCCGTCCGCTGATTTTTTGCCATAAGAATCGCTCGGCTTACTAGAATAGAAAAAACCAAAGTATCTTGTGTACTCAGTCGGTATACTGCTGCCTGAAATAATATTGCAAGTCTGACCAGTACCAGTCGAATCGGTGGGATATATATCGTAATAAGAATCCGGGTATTGCATACCATAAATACAGAGCACTTTAAAAGGCTTGGGTAGAGATATTTCTGTAGGGTTATTTTTACCTGTTTTCCCTGTCCCAACATAACTGCCCGTGACTACCTTCGCTCCAGTATGCTCGTCCACATACTGCTTGTTGGCGGCGTCTGTGGGGGCCGCTGGAGCGGCCAGATTGGCTATCTTGTGACCACTCATGCTGAGTGCCCCGGACATGACTCCACCGGAACTTGCAAGAGCCCCCACCTGTGCTGCTGTGACGTTGTGCGGGTTGTTCTTATTGTTAATATGGTTTGTCAGGGTTTCTTGTACCGCCGCCGCGCTGCCCGCCGGGTCATAGTTCATCGCCGGAAGCTGTCCGGCGGGCACCTTGCCATCGGGCCCCAGCGTCGCCACGCCGCCCGGCTGGCCCTTCTCGGTGGCCTTGATATATCCGGACAGGTCGATGCCCGCCATCGCCTCCTCCAGCTCCTCGTGGGTTACCCAGACGCCCGCCGGATACTCCAGCGAGACCTCCACCTCTCCGGTGACGCCGATGGCCACGGGGAAGCGGTGTACGTCCAGGCCCTCGGCGATGGGCGGCACCGGCTGGGCCCGGTCGCCCAGGGCGGCGTAGTAGAGCAGGGTTGGCGCGTCGTCGCCCACCTTGGCCATGACGCCGAACTCGGAGAGCGTGAAGCCCTCCTCCAGCCCGCCACCCATGTCGTTGCGGTACTCCACCAGCATGGAGATCTGCCCGCCGGCCACCGCGGGCGTGGTGCTGGTGGCCTTGGCCACCGGATCGAGCAGGGCGGTGAGGGCCTTGGCGGCCCCGGCGCTCTCCACCGCGCCCTTGCCCACCCACACCTCGGTGAGCGTCAGCCCCTCCCCCGCCGACGCCCGGGCCAGCAGGCCCTCGCCGGCGGTGGTAATGATAAATCCGTACATGCTATTCCTCCTCCATGGGCGGCAGCGTGACCGTCCGAATGCTCCAGAGCCCGCCGCTCACCCGCAGGGCGGCCAGGAGCTGGGCCAGTTCGTAGGTGAACCAGTAATCCAGGTGCGCAGGCTTAATCTCGTTGACAGCGGCCTCAATCCCGCCCACATTCGACGGCACGGAGGCCAGGTCGGACAAAACAATTTCGAATTGATACTCCGCCGGGTGCTCGATGACTGAAATCTGGGACGGCTCGAAGCCAAAGGAGGCCACCACGCTGCGCAGCATCTCCGCCGTGGTGGCGCCCTGGCCCCGGAGCTTGGCCTTGATGCGGCCCCTCCGGTAGCTGTAGGGCCGGGTGCGGTCAACGGGCAGCCCCGCCCACTGCTCCCACAGGTCCAGCCCCCAGGTGGCGGTGTCAATCCAGAGCTGGGCCAATGTGTCCGACTCGGACACGCGCAGCGCCTCGGCCTGTTCCCCCAGCACCCGCTCCAGCTCGGACACCTGTGGGCTGTCCTGGTAGTAGCGCGGCAGGCGGAACACCAGATTGCTCATGTCACGCTCACCTCCCCCAGTACAGGGATCTCCCCGGCCTGTATGGTCACGTCGGCGGTGCCGCCGTTGACGGTGAGGGAGGCGAAGTTCTCCACGCCGTCCACATTGAGCAGCAGGGCCAGCACCCGGTTATAGAGCAGCGTGTAGGGCTGGTCGTCGGCGGGCTTGTAGTACACCGCGCCGTACTTGCCCTCAATGAGGGTGTGCAGATAGCCCGCCAGTGCCGCCCGGAAGGCGTCCTGAACGGCTCCGGCCCCGGCTCCGCCGGTGAGGGAGACCTGGGCGGCCACGGTCACCTCCCGCTCCCCGGCCGCCGTCACCGTCACCGCCGCGCCGATGGGCCGCTCCTCCTCGATGTGGGCTGTCACGGCCTCCACAATCTCCTCCGAGGGCGCCCGGTCGTTGCTGTCCACCAGCGTGACGCCCACCGTCCCCGGTCCGCCGGGCAGCTCCACCACCTTGGCGCTGCCCACCCCGGCCACCTCCATGGCCCACTGCCGGTATTGATAGCCGTTGCCGCTGGTGGGGGGCCGCTGCACCCGCTCCCGGACGCGGGCCAGCAGGGCGGCGTC